TACCATAAGATAATTCTGTTAAAGGCAATGTACCTTTACGTTTAGAAGAAGATGTGTACACTACTTCGTGTATCTTATTCTTCTTCATAAACTCCTGCATAGAAGGATATGCTCTAAACCCTGCTGATTTTTGAGCAAATACACCATTAGGTGTTTTATGAAATGTAACAGGCTTATCAGCACCAGTAACTTTAGAATTAAGTGCCATGCTATTATTTCTAGCATCCATAAAATCATTTCTTACAAGTGCACCACCATCAGTATTAGCTACATCTTTATCGTTTGTAAGTATAATATTATATGTTTGACCTTGNTCAGTATCTGCAACATCTTTAAAACTAGAAGGTGTCATATAAAACATTCTAGTCGTTGCTAATTGAATACGTTTGTTAAAATCAACTACATCTTTATAATAAGGAGAATCTTTCTGTAAAAACCTGTAAGCTTCTTCTACAGGCAAACCTTCTATCTCAGTATCATTAACGATATTTGAAATAAACTTTCTTCTAAATATGTTGGCTACGTTTTCATTCTCACCAAATATCTCATATTCTAATTGAAGTGCAGCATCATAATCTTTTTGTATCTCCTCTATGCTTCTTCCAGATCTAGAAAGTATATTAAAAATATCATCAAGTGTGTAATTGTCGTCTCTAAAATCACTATTAAATACATTAAGCTTATCTTTGTTAGCTCCGTAAATATATCTATTCTTACTTGCAAGAAGGTCATTCAGTAATCCTAAATCACCCTGATTTAAGTCATATGTTATTTTACCATCTTCTAATTTTTGACCGAGTATCTTAACTGCTCTATTACCACCCATAGAAGGAAGTACAGCATGTGTCATATATTTAATATTTGCATTAGGAAGAAATTTTTGAATAGGCAACATAGGAGCTTTTTCTCTAACAGTAACATCGCCTATTCTTTCATTGTCTACTAATCTTAAACGTGCATTCTTACCTGTTAAATAAGGTAATTCAATAGGCTGCATTATATTAGAACTGTCTATAAAATATTGAGTTAATGCTTTTTCAGTAGACCTATCAACGGCATTCCCAAATGCATTTTTAATATTTTCACGAAATATCTCTATATCATTATTAGATTGTTCAAATGTATTTTTAATAGTTTGAGCAATATCAACACTTGTTTCAAATTTATCTGTCTTATTAAATATCTTCTTTGAAGTATCTCTTAAACTAAACAAGTCACGTTGAACAGTATCCATCTGGTCAACTTGTTCATTGTTATATGCATTAATTTTAAATGTAACTGCATTTTTTATATCGTTTCTTCCAATCTCATACAATTCCATTGCCTTAGAACGATAAAAATCAAATATATCTCTTTCATTATAATCTAACTTATTACGTTCAAAATGATTAATAGCTTCTTGTCTAAAGTCTATATTTTGACCGTTTTGTTTTGCTTTATTATTTAAATACTTTAAAGCTACTCCAGCACTTCCACCTGCTTGGCCTTGACTAGATTCATATCCCATTGGATGTTCATAACGTATATAATCTTGTGCTTCTTTACTTATGTCATTAAAGTCTCTAGACTCTTCTGGTCTAAAGTTTTCTTTAGGGTCTCTATTTTTATTATACCATTTAGAAGATTCTTTATCTACTGCAGGTCTTGAATTGTATCCAAAAAATCCACCTAATAGATAATTATAAATCTGCATTTCTGTAGGTTCATCTGCAAGTGTACTAGGAAGACCAGTTACCATTGAGCCTACTCCTGCACGTAGTATTTGATTGGCTCTTTCTACTTGTTGAGGAGAACCTTTATATAAATTACCTACAGAGACAAAATTACCAATACCACCAAAGGCTCCCCCTGCAATTGCACCACCAATAAAACCATCCAATACTGCATCTTCACCTTTCCATATATTACTTACACCGCTTGCAAATGCTAGACCTACAGCCTCATCTGCTATTTGCCTACCTGCTGTGCCTCGTTTTAAAAAACTAACTGACTCTGCTCCTGTTTTAGTAAGGATATCATCAAGACCTAGTTTACCTGCTTTACTAAATTGCATAGGTATTGACTTAGCATGGAATACATCTATATGGTCTAACGCAGCTTGAGTAAAGCGATTACGTGTTTCCCTACCAGTAACTCTTTGAGCTATCTTAGAACCAGCAAGTATAGGAGCTTTAGCAATCCCCGGAGCAAAGCCTACTAAGTGTCCAATTTGTCTGAATATAGCCTCGCCTGTATTACGAGGCTTCTCAGTCATTAAATCAAATGTGGTAAAACCTTCTACTGCTCCAGCAAATGCCTGCCTTACAGCTCTATTTAGATTAAACTCACTATTGATTCTTTTAAATGAGATACCATTATCATAGGCCAATGCTTCCAGTTTATCTAACTGGTCATCGGTGAACATGGTAGGGTCTGACCTATACGCTGTTACTAACTCACGTACTTTATAAGATTCGTATTGTGATGCCATTTATTTAAAAAGGTAGCTCATCTGGTCTGCGATCAATATTATCATATCGACCAAAGTTAAATCTTTTTCTGTAGTCGATATTTCCAGAAAAACCATTTCGATACTTGTATAAATCATCTAATGCTTCATAAGCATAATAGTCTCCCATGTCAGCCATATTTTCCAATCTTCTTATTTCTATATCTATATCTCTATTAGAATATGGATTTAAACGTTTAACAGATTTATTTTTAGTTCCAGATGTCAGGTTAAGTAAATTGTTAGATTGACTTCCTGTACCCCCACTTTTTACACCGCCTCTGAATTTAGAGGCAATACCTCTAGCTCCTCTTATAGCACCATAACCTATTCCAGCACCTAACGCAGTACCTCCAGCCATTTCTCCAAGAAACCCAGCAAACTTTTCTTCATCAGATTCTCCATAAACACTTTCACCTCTTGATACAGGTCTTAAACTATCAGGAACAAGTCCTAATGTAGCACTATCAACAAGGTCAAATAATCCTTTACCAATAGGTTTACTCTCTCTGTTAAAATTTCTTCCTAGAGCTTGAGATAAAGACGCAATAAACTCTGCTTCTTCATCTGTGTATCTATCTGGATTTCTATTATATTTTTCTATTAATTCAACTACTAAAGCAGGATCCATAACAAACCTCTTATTTATTTAAAATATTATTTAACATTGATTCATTTCTTATGTTAAGTAAATTTTCTGTGTTATATAATTTTTGAGCTTCTAATAACTCTGGTGCGTATTGAGGTACAAAATTATAATTTCCTAACTCTGGTACTTTTAACTCAGGTCTTACGCCATAAGATTTCCATTGATAATCTTTTGGTTCTTGATAATGAGTTATTCCTCGCATCCATGCTGGATTTTGTTCAGCACCTTGCTCAAAAGCTAACTTTAAATTTTTATCTGATCTTTTTCTAAATCCCGGAATATAATCCATTAGGCCATGTGGTAAACGATATTTATTTTTAAACTCAATAAAATCTCTATCGTATTTAGCTATATCTGCTTTTTGTTTTTCTATACTTTGAATATCTCTAAAAGTATCTGCTCCTGCTTTTTCTTTTAATTTATAATCAGCTCTATCTTTAATTAAACGAGACTCGTCTCTTTTCTTAAAACCAAGATCTGTATCATACCTTTTTTGATCTTCAAGAAAATTAGTATCATATCTTCTGCGATCTTCTTCAAATCTATCACGTTCTAATTGCATCTGTGTATTGAACTGCCTATCTCTTGCTTGCATCATTCTATTTTGCATTACGTAATTAAGTAATGTATCTTGTAATGTGTTTACTGCATCAAAGCCTACTAATGCTGGATCTATTGCCATTTTAAACTCCTTTTAATTATACCCATTGTCCATTACTAAATGTCCATTGCGTATCTCCAACTTGAAAAACTTCTCCTTCCGTAGGAGTTCCAGTATATCCCGGAGGATTCCAACTTTCATAGTTTCTTCTTCTTCTTTTGAGTGCGTCATTCGCTTCATATGGACTTATTTGTAAATCTTCGTATTCACCAGATTGAATTAAATTGCTTATTGCACCTGTTAGTGCATCTTGATATTTAAATTGTTCTCCAAGAACATCTGCTCTAAAACTTGCCATATTTTGTTGCAGTCCTGTTTGATATTGTTGATTTAGATTCCTTAAACCCGATGTTATATTAGATTGTCTTCTACCAAAACCTTCTGACATACTGTTTAATCCCATGCCACCTGTCATGTTAAATAAATTATTTTGACCAGCTAATTGTTGTGCATATGCATTATTGTTAAAATTTTGACGAGCCATAGCAATGTTGTTTACCATTTGACCTGTGTCTGGTAAAAATATTTTAGCAGTATCGTCTAACCCAGAAATATTTACATTGGAAAAATCTCGTAAAAATGCATTAGGACTAGAAGTACTTGCAGGTGGTTGACCACCAGCAGGTGTTTGATTCCAATCAAAGTGATAAGGTGTATGTGCCATTAATTACTCCTAATTAAAAGGTTGATAAGGTTGACCAGAAACTCCAGCAAATCTTTGTGGTGTTCCAAGATTGTTTATACTGCTTGGAAAAAATGGATTACTAGATTCATTAACAACGTTTAAAAGATTATTTGCATCCAGATATTCATTAGATAACGGACTTAATCCACTCATAGGATTTGGAGCTACATTTGCAACTGGAGCTATATTTGGAACTGCTGGCCCAAATAAAGGTTGAGGCCCTTGCATTGGAGCTTGCAAACTTCTAGCTGGGTTAATTAATGCATTACTATACCCAGCATCTTGAAATGCTTGTGCTCCAGCAATATCAGCTTGTGGTATTTCTACAGCATTACCAGAAGCATCTATAATTGTTCCTTCTGGCATAGTAGGTTTTGATAAACCACCAGCATAAGCAAAAGCTGCTGATTTTATACCAGTATTTATAGCTGATGATAATATTCTATTGTTTAATGTATCTTGAAAATTGTTTATATCTCTTCTATATCTATCTTTTACATCGCTACCAAATTCTTTCTTATTTCCAGTTACAACATCTGTATTCATACCTAAATCAACAGCATCAGAACGCCTACCTCCACCAACGTCTGCACCTACTCTTGAACCAGCAAGTGACCCTGCTAAAGCACCTGCACCTGTTAAAGCAGAACTTGCAAGTAAACTCATTCCACCAGTTATTGGTGCTAAAGCTGTACCTAATGCAGTAGCTCCTAATCCACCTAGAACACCTCCTACACCTCCAAATATTGAACTAAAAAGACCGCCTTTTTTACGTCTTTCTAGTTCATCGTCCATAACATTTTTAAGATTCCTATCGGTTTCTCTCATTTGTTGTGTTAAATATAAATTTGATAATGACATAATTACTCCTATCCTGCTTTAATCATTTCAGACCGCCATAATTGACCACGTTCTTTTCTATATCTAGAAAGTTTACCATCTTTAGTAAAGAATAAAACTTCTTCTCCGTCTCTCATAGACTGTATAGATGGTTGAGAATTAACTACACGTATCTTATCTTGTTTTTTATTATTAATAAATCTTGATGTTCTATCCATTACACACCTCTCTTGCTAAGTATTCTATATTCAAATGATATATCATTAAGATATACTTTTGCTGAAGTTGTACTTGTATTTAAAATCAAAGAAATCTTACTACAGGTAATTGGAGATGAAGGAGTTATTTTTACTCTTGACCAATTAGCAGCAGACGAAATAGTTCCAGATAAAGCCGTAATAGTACCTGATTCATCTTTTAAAGTAAATAACCCTGTTAAAGCAACATCAGATTTGTATGTAATATGAACAGCGTATACTTTTTTAATCCTATGGATACTTCCAAAATCCAACATTTTAGTTGTTATTCTAGTTCCTGTATGTGCAACAGGAGTTCTGTTTAACTGGTATATATCAATTTGAGTATTACTGTCATGGGCTATAAGCGTATTATTACTATCGGTGTCTACTGAATTTGTTAATCCGTCATAGGTATCAAGAACAAAATCTTTTATATAAGTAAAATTACCTTTTTTAAGGTCGCACATATAAGCATCACCGTTGTTATCAAAGCTTTTAATTACGAACACCATAGATTCTTGTTCATCGTAAATGATTCCAGTTAACGTACCTACATGTGAATCCCAATCGCTATCGCTTATTTTATTTTCTGTTAAATTGCGTATTGATGAACCATCATATATGAATAAACCTTGTTTATTAACCCAAACAACTCCGTATTGAGTTTTCTTTACTGCTTCTGGATGAAACAATCCTTGGTATCTTTTACTATCTTCTAAAAACCAATTACGTTCATCTCCTGATATATTTATTATATCTAAACTTTTTCTTTTAAAAGCAAGTAATCTATCTGCATGAGATTCTATTGCTGTATATACATCAGCATCTCCTTTAGCTGCTTCTATATAATTTGTAGAAGGGAAAGTATCATATCTATTAGGCATTGAATACATGATTCTATCTGGGTAATGTTTAATAGTAGAATTTTCTTTATCCAATCCTGTATTTTCATCTTTAATTCTAACGTTGCATATAAAAACTCTATTATTTGCAATAACAGAATCTTTCCAATACTCTCCATGTTCTCCTATGGTATGACTAAATATACTTGATGAAAAACCGTTTAATACTTCATATGTTAATAAGCCGAATTCTCTTAAACGAAAATGATTATCAGATTGATTGTAATCAGGGCACGCATAAAAAGAACCTTGTATTTGCAATGTTACACCAATATCAGTACCTGCACCTGTAGTATTTTGACTTAATTGAATAGTACTGCTATTATCGTGACTTGCAATTGTAGTACCTGATGGAATAAAACCACCAGAAATAGTCATTCCAGCCGTTATATTTGTTAAAGAACTAACGTTTGAAACAACATTACTACCATTAACTATATTTCCAGTAGGAGCATAATACACATTTTCCCAAGGTAAATAATCATCAGACAGTTTTAATCTAGCTCCTTTGGTTAAATCAATATCTAATAACATAGTCCATTCTTGGTCTTTATTTTGTTCTCTTATGTATATTCTACCACCAGAAATTCTTGGGTCATACGGCCCTCTGGTACTAATACCAATTGAAAGACTTTTTAAATCTTGAGCATCAGCTACTGTATGAGTTTCTTCGTAAACTTTTGGTAATGATTCTTGATTGCTATCGTAAATAAAAGTTTGTGCTAATTCATATGTGCCTTTAGATATAACTCCAACTTCATCAGTTTCTGTTGTAATAGATATATTAAAACCAGACCCAGCAATTAAACCTGTATCTGTACTTGATGAAGTTAATGTATACTTTGATAAAACTCCTTGAGTTGAAGCGTTTGAACTAACCCAGCCTCTAGTAGGCTTTGCTAAAGTATTGTCTTTAGTAAAGTAAGATGTGTAAGTATTGGAATCTGGATTTCTATCACACCCCTCAAAATGCCTTCTTTGTATCCAGCCATACCATTGAATTTTACAATCATTACCTTCTGCAGTATCACAACATCTTATTTCGTCTTCAATTTTATAATATTTTATTTTAGAAGCAATATCATTAGATGATGAGCGAAGACTTATTGCATCTTGAGTCCAATTAGAACCTGATGTATTTATAGAATAAATATCTATTTTATGGTCTGCAGGATTGGAAAGTAAAATAAGTTTATCTCCACTTGTATTACCTGTTAAAGTTCCACCCCAAAAATTTGAAGTAGTAGATTCAATTGTTATTGATATATCCCTATCTACAATTATATTGTTTCCATTATGTTCAATAACATAATAAATACCTTGACCATCTATTGCAAGACCAGCTCCAGAAAGATTATTTCCTTCAATTCTTAGTAGTGTACCAACGGGAAAACTAGATGCAAGATTTCGTTGAGAATTATCTATTCTTTGTTCTATTTCTCTGTATTTACTATTTGTATTGTGTTTATATATAGCAAATCCAGTTCTTGCAGTTCCTCCATTAATACTTCCATCGCTTATATTGTACACGCCTGCTATACTGCTAGTTTGAGTTACAACAACAGGATCTCTATTGTGATCTGTTTCAAAATACCCTAATCCATATCCCGGTTGAACAGTAGTAATAGAACCATTAACATATGCAGATATTTTATTATTTGTATCATTTGCTAAACTATATGCAGGTTGTACTGAACCTTGAATATTAAACATAAGATTTTGAGCATTATTAAATTCATTATCTGCTATATCCGAAGAATCTTTTAATGTATTTATTCCTCCACTAAAATCATTTAATTGATATAAATTTTTAGGCATTAAACTGCTTACCCCAAAATGAACATTGTCCATTTAATATTTCTACTTGCTCTATTTGAAAATTCCCTTTTGGCTTATCAAAAAAACTGATAATACCAAAACAATGATTCCAGTTATGTAATCTTCCTTTTAGCCATTTATTCTTTTTTGGTGTCATGTTTTTTAAGCATCCCATAGACCAAGCTGCTATAGTTCCAGAATCTAACTTAGTAAGGCTATGTCTTTGAATATCGTGAGTATGTCCATAGACAATATTAGAGCCATAAGCTTCTAAATGTTTTTTAGCATGGTACGTGGTAGCATAAGCACCATGAATAAAATTAACCTTACCAAGTTTTAATGGTTTATTATATGGATAGTATTTATAACCTCTCTCTTTCCAATTGCATGCATCTTTAAAATTGTAACCTTTTAAATAAGGATGTTTATTAACAAAATGATCTAACCATTCATCGTGGTTTCCTGCAAGTATATAGCGTTCTTTACAGTTTATTTTATCTAATACTTTATCAAACATGTCAATCCCTTCATTGACTTGTTTAATTTCCTTATCAACGTCTAGTAATTGATGTTCAAGATTAGGAAGTCGCTTACCTTTAAATCTCCAAGCAGACACACTTTCCCATTCTCCTACATCACCAAGATTAATAAATATATCAGGTTTAACATATTCTATAGCTTGTAGAGTTATATCTACTGCTTTTTCATCATGAATAGGAAAATGTTGATCTGGTATGACTATAGCTCTTTTCATTTAATCAAGTATCTCAAAATGAACTAAGTCATCAAACTTGTTATCTTTAGTTGTACGTTTACCTTTATAGAGAGAAGAAGCATTCCAATCTCCTCCCCAACGTATCTTAACGCCCATAGAAGCTGCCGTAGCAAGCACAAAACCACCAAGGTAATGGAAGTCATCTCTAGCATCCCAATCTATAGGATATGGCGAAATATCAACTGCCTTACCTTGTACATGTTTACCAAACTTAGTTTTGCTTAAACCTTTAGCAACCAATTCGTTTTGTCTTTCTTGAGTCCTAAGACCTTCTATAACAGTAATGTCAAAATACTTAACAACTTCATTAAGAACATTGACAAGTCTAGTATCAACGCCTTTTAGTCTTTGCTTACTTCTCTTACCAAACTTTGGCATTACATACCAATTTTTTTAAGTAGAACTACTTTAATTACCTTCCACAAAGCTTGAAGAACAGCTTCTTCTGTTTTTTCATTAATGATAGGAATATCTACAGCCTTGTTTATTTCTGCAATTATCTCTTTACCATTCTCATCTGACAACAAGTCATCTGCTATTAACTTTGCTAACATTATATTAACCTCATTAGTACGTTTATTATTATTGGTAAGCTGACCACAGCCATAGTACCTAAGACTTGCATCTTAGCAATTGACCTTTCGTGATTCTCAACTTTGCCATTTAACTTTTCTAAATGTTTTTCTACTCTGTTTAGAACTGAATAAATATTCTTTAATCTTTCATCGTGTTTAACGAGTAAAGCATATATATCTTTAGTATCCATCAATGCTTTCCTCCACCATTTAATCTTCCAGACATATAACTAATCTTATCAGAAAGGTCGTCAACTTCTTTCATTAAAGACTCATGCCTCCTAGATGATGAACTTTGTTGATTTTCAGATTCTCTTTGAATCCTGTCTAATAATTTCAATAATATTCCTTCTACGTTAGTAATAGTCTCTTCTGCTTTTGCTTGGCTAATAGCAAGGTTGTCTAAACTCTCAGATTGAGATGTTTGACTTTTCATTAAGTTCACTAACATATAACCGAGAAAAACAACACAAAATCCAGATGCTCCAAGTGTCATGTAAGAATCTAGTAATGTCTGTGTATCCATAATTATTTCCGCTTTTTCTTCATCCAACTAAGTGGATTTATATTTAATTCTTTTTCGTAAAATGAAACTCTACTCTCCAGTTCTGACCTTTTACGCTCCTCTTCCACGCTATGTTTATCAAGTAAACTCCGAATTGTGCCATCAGCCTCCACCAAGTTTTCTTCAAGCTTTGTAAGTCGATGCTCAATACGATAGTACCCATACACAAAAGCACCCACAACAACGCATAGCTGAATAACCCATTTGATGTTGAGGCTAACCACCATATTATCGTCAACCACAGAACCACGATAACTTCTCGCTGTTTTAACTTCATCAGTCATTGACTTTNTTTAAATCCTCGAATTGATGATGAATCCAACACCAGTTACTGGTTTCATACAAGTTATCATGGTAGTAATGAATAACTGAATCAGTATCCATAATTTCAATAAANACGCTAGGCTGAGTAGTGTCAGCAGGGGAGAGTTCATACCCTCCCACAGACCAACCACCACTACAACTAATGTTTGTCAAGCTAATCATTAATAGTAACTTTTTCATCTTCCTCTAATTCGTATTCTAGTTTTTGCATAAAATACTCTCTTCCACCTTTTAACTGGTCTAAATTGAAATTAGCACCTGCTAACTTTCGGTCTAAATCAGCTACATGATTAACAAGTATCATTTGATTTTCAGTTAAGTCATCTATGTTGTATTCAACATCATTTATGAAAACTGTTTTTACCTGATTGTCTTTTTGTTTTTTATCTGGCATTGTATTTCCTTGTTTTAGAGTGCGTCTATATCTGCTTTAAGGGCAGTCCATCCATCCTTTTCAGCAGTTAAATCAGCAATCTGGTTATCGTATCTTGCTATCT